GATCCCACATTGCCAACTGCTCTGCCCTCTTGGTCAGGATCATGAACGTGTGTTGCGGACATTGGCGAATCACCCGCAGGATCGCATTCTGGTACTCAAATGGGATAGCAGGATGGAAGAAATCAGACATCGAGCACACGAAGATAAGGCGAGGCTTCTTCCAATGAAGAGGCTGCTCCAGCTTATCAGGATGCAGCGTCACACGGAACGGATCATCCCTCGGATACCCAAATCGGCCTGCCAATCTCTTTGCCATGCGCTTAGCATAGCAGTGCTGACAACCTTCCGAGATAGGGGAACAACCCGTGACAGGATTCCAAGTCTCTCCTGCCCGCCCTGTTATTGGGTCTCTAGTCCATTCAACCTTCGTCGGCATTTGATTTCTCCTTCATTATATCTATCTGCGCGAGTTGCGCAGCCCGATACTGTTCGATCTTTTCGACCGCCTCGGGGTCTGTTTCGAGCGCGAGCGGAGTGATCGGTAACTCCGCCTGGGGGTCTATCCTCTTCCACATCTCTCGGACGCTTGGCGGGTTGAAAACCAGCCAGGGCATCCAGAGAAAACCGTTGAATTGCGCGCAGCGAACGAGGTCAGCAACAATGTCTTGTCCGTAGAGGCGCAGGCTGTAGTTGCTTGCGATCAGAAGCATCGAGCCGGTGCCAACGCACGGGTCCAGCACGGTCTTGGCCCGGCAGTCCTCGCCTCCATAAGTGAGAAACGACATATCGGCCATCATCCGGCAGACGTTCATGGGCGTGGAGAAGAACCTGGTAGCTTTAGCCCACCTCGCGCTCTTGACCTGCATCCACGACGGGCCACCCTGCAAGATGTGAGCAGGCCAGTCGATAGGACACGATAGCAGATAGGCGACATTGAACTGCGCATACCAGAAGTCGCGCACGTCCTCAGGGATCGCGTCAACGTCGCGCTTGATGTCCTCATCGTCGATCCCGCACCCAAACAAGAACCACTTCACGAACGCGAGAAACGCATCGTCGTACCAATACCCCTTTTGAACATACGGGGTAAGGATGCGTTTCATGTGCTGATCCGGAGTTTCCGGCATCTGATCGGGATATGGGTTGTGCCACTGGTAGGGATGACATGCAAAGTCCACCTGCGGGATCGGCTCTGGTGGCAGCTCGCCCCGCTCGCAGATCGCCAGCCAATAGGTCCAGCGGAGGTGACCGATGCCCGGCATTGCGTCCATCCCGAGCAGATACGGCAGAAACCATCCGCACGTTTGCTTATGCAGATGATCGCCATATGTCATTTTATCCTTTCCTCCTATCCCACATACTCTTCAAATGGTATGTGTTCTAGCCATCGCTGTCTAGACCAGTATCTGGCAAAGCGACGTAACTCCCGCTCTGTCCAGCCCGGGGCCACGTAATTGTTACGGGTTAGCGCATCTAGAGGCTGGTATCGCATCGGATTAGGCCGCACACCAAGCGCCTTCACCGTCTCCAGACGATAAAGCGCATCCTCTGGCGTGTCATCGAATCCAAACAGAACGTATACACGGATCCGTCGTTTTGGTATACCTGCTTTGCGCAGTAGCTTATATGCCCTCATGAATGCAGATTCGCATGAGATGTGGTCAAACGCCAGGCGGACCATACAGTCCAGCTCTGCAAGCCGGTCGGCGTGGTGCGCTGTCAACAACCGCGCATCCAATCCCTGGTTGAAATCAATGCCGGAAAGCGACTTGAGCTTATCGATCACGTCATCAAAGTGAGCACGACTGCAGGCTAACAGATTGTTGTCGCACACGATTGGTCGTACAGGCCAATCATCCAATTCGCGCAGCTCGCCCTCGATCTTGGGCACAGCGCAGAACGGACACCGCCGGATGCAGCCACGGCTTGTAAACGTAGCATCTGGGTTGTGACGAGATAACGCATCCACCTCTAGGCCATTGCATTTCGCAACGCTCGACAGATACTGCGGCATAAGTTTTACTGCTGGCCCCCCGGCGTACACAGTATATCCCATCTCACGCAGCCAGACCGCGCGCTGATATACCTGTGGAAGGTCCCACGTGAACGCAACGCTAATATAGGCAATGCTTCCCTTAACCCAGTCAATCGCTCGCTTTGACCAACCCATCTACACTCGCCACCTCTTCAACATTTTTGCGAACGATTTGCCTTCTTCACAAGCCACGATATCTAGGACAGAGATTGGCTTGCTCAGGGCAAACGCCATCCCAAGGTCGAAATGGCTGCCCTTGCTGTTTTCATCCCAGATTATAAACACTTGGTCTGCGGATTCTATGGCGCGCTTGTTCTCCTCGCAGATATTCAACTCGTCCGCATTCTGGTCTGTGTCCCGTGGAGGCCAGTGCACAGCCCAACCATTAGCCTCCAGATTAGCAACAACGTCCTCGGTCTCTGACATATCGTGTCCACGCACAGGACAGATCAAAAAGCACTTCTTCATAGTACGTCACACCTTGACAACAACGAAACGGCGAATGCGTTTCATTGATGCTCCTCATTCATTGCCAATTGGGCTACACATCCGTAAGGCTGGCGGTGGGAATCGAACCCGCAACCGTCCGCTTACAAGGTGGCTGCTCTGCCAATTGAGCTACGCCAGTATCACACGTCCCGGACCTCACCTGCTCCCGCATCCAGCGTATCCCTTCACACCAGGCGCAGGTCACGTCGAGAACCCAGAGAGGACTGAGCCGGTCGAGGTGGATTATCATCCGTCCCCCCTCTTTACTGCAGTTTGGACATAGATCGCGCCCAAATGCGTTGGTCCAGCCAAGGAACCGCATTGCGTCCCAATTCGGCTCATAGTGCCCATGCATCCACGTGGCATGCACGCCGTCGATCTCGATCTCCTCACTGCAGTTGTCGCACTCGATGATAAAGGTCGCTTTCGTGATCATTCGTCAATATGCCTTATCACGTCCGAGAACGCAGCCACTACATCCTCGTGATTGAATGTGGCTGCAATTTCACCCGCCATTGCGCGGATCACCCGCTTGGCCTCCTCGCGCGGATAGTATGAGAAATGCGCGATGGCGTTGTCGAAGGAGAGCCAGGCGAGGTGTTCATCAATGTCTTTCCTATTGCGTCCCATCGCTTCCATCTCTCTCCTATCAATTATCGAACCAGAATACGAGCCTAGAAATGCCGCGTCCGAGTGAGAGCATGGCATCCAGTGTGGCTTTGTAATCCGGTGGTACGTCGCCGTATCTCTTGCCATACGCATCGAGGCACTGCTCGAACTCACTTGCAGACAGCCAGCTTGCATGGTGCCAGTCCGGATGCGTAATGCGCGTGTGCATCTTGTCCCACCATTTCGACCAGCCAGCCTTGATATACCTTTCTGCCTCTTCTGGCGTGCATTCCCTCGATGGCTCGTCCACATCTGGCGCTACGTACAGTGTGTATTTGGTCATGATCCCATAGTCAACGTGTTCTGGAAGTCCGCGTGGCATATACAGGATTTCGTAACCCTCGTATGCTCTCACTCCAGCCATGAGTGCAAACATGCGGTAGTTCCGTGACAGGCACAAGTCGGCAAACAGGTAGTAGTGTGGATGATCGTCCTCCTCCGCGAAGTACTGCGACTTGTACTCGACATAGGCGTGAATGTCGCATCCCATAGTTACACTCTCCTTTCGTGTTGTTCTTTGAGCCATAGGAATCGCGCCCTATCCCATTCCGGCAACTCTAGCTCGGTTTGCTCCGGCAATGCAGGCTGGTCCACGACTTGCATCTGCGGCGTCTCCTCGTCCACGCCGAACGCCATCGCCATGCACTCGATGGGGTCTACGCCAGCCCGTGCCGCCTCAATGGCCCGGAGCGCGTTGCGGATGTCTTCGTTGGAGTACAGTCGATATGGCATCATTCCTCCTTACTCACACCAATCAATCCCTTCCCCATGCTATCACTAGTCCCACCGCGACCAGTAACGCAAGGGAAACCGCCAATTGCAACCAGAGATAGACGATCATGGCACTGCCCTAGGCGTCTGCTACTCCCGGCCTGACAAGCCTGCCAGAATATGCTCTAGGCATTGTTGCCCTGATCTG